TTAATTTTCGTACTTTTGAACGATTTGGCGCACAAACGTACGTTCCGACTCATTACCGCCTGTTGCACTGAAGTGCGTAAAGATGGCAACTTCTGCTGCCTCGGCCAATGTAAACCCATCTGCTAAAAGCTGCGCTACTTCCAAAGTCGATCGAGTTGATATCGTAGTCGTTAAACGAGGCATGTCAGACTGGACATCTTTACGAATTACATCTGCAATGTCTGCAACGACAGCAGCTTGCGCTTCGGTAAGTCCTTCAATTCGACTACGAAGCAATTTAGCTTCTGTTGCGGGATCCAACAATTCCATTTCAATGGTTGAGGTGAATCGATCCATAAGAGCTCGGTCCATTCTACGTGTGGACGTATACTCGTTACCAATATTAGCAGTTGCAATAAACGAAACTCCGTTAGCGACTCGTACAATTGGGGATCCGTCTTTCTCATCCAAACTCAAATAGCGTTGGTTGGGATCGAGAACAGACATTAAAATATTCCAAGCTTCAGGGTGAGCACGCGAAATTTCATCTAACAGGATAATAGCATTTTCTGTTTGAATAGCTTGCACAAACCTGGACTCAGAGAAAAAGGTACCGGAGTCGGATTTGAAGTGAGTATTACCGATCAATGATGCTCTAGGATCTTGAGTGGATCCTAATGAAAAGTAAAAATATGGACGCTGTAACGAAGCCGCTACACTATGAGCTGTTTTAGTTTTACCAGCGCCGGACGAACCTGTCATCATGATGTTCGCTCCACGTAGTACCGATCTCACGAGATACTTCCATTTGAGTTCGGATATATATAAATCCGATGGAGTGGAATATTTTCCAATTTCTTGCATTATACTCGTGGTAGACTCTGCCACAGGGGAGGGAATATTAACCGGTGTGGCAGTTGCAGTCGAGGCTGAAAATTTCCAAGTATCTCCGCCATCATGGGACACAAGACTTAATCCTTCCTCCAATGCCGAGTATCGAAGTTTACGATCGATTTGACTGGACCAGTCGGTTCCGTTTTCAGTTACAGCTTTGATGAAACGACCGTCTCGGACTACATTTACTACAATTACTTCTTTTTCCATATATCTTACAAATTAAACGTTACCTTGAATTATCGCTGTCATCCACAGCGCAGCACATAACATCCCCATGATTGCCATTATAAACGCGCTCACGCTTACAATCTCTACAATTTCTTTCTTACTCATATCGCACATTCAATTACGAGACGATGTTGATCCGTTGCACGGTTAAATACAACTTGATGATTAAGAACCTTAAACGGCTTCCTCAGGAATCGTACAGCTCTTTCGGCTTCATCTGGATCCACATTACTAAAAGTAAATTCGGCACGAGAATCGTTGATTACTTTCTCGTCATATCGACCGAATTTGAACTTCAATGCCGTTTTCATTACATTGCAAATGCCAATTGATACCGTCCCCATCTTAGCGGTGGCTTGGAGAGTTCTTTGGCTCGGAGTCTTTTTTATGTCTATCATCTTCATTATCTAATATACATAAAGATAAGGCCCTATTTCCAAAAATCCTAATCATTTCGAAAATCTTTCCTACTCAGTATCAAGTGGTTATATAACCTATTGAGTATCAATGTAATAAACTTGTTTTGTAACCAATTGATACTCAAGCTCCTGTATTTAATACTTCATAGACCTTCGTACACAGCCTGGGATCTGGATCTGGAATATTGGCATTTGGGTTGGATTGACAGCCTGGGTACGAGCTCTTATGGGTTATTTTTGATTGTATTCCAACAATCGGTTAATGGAAGATGACAATTGACTTAACGAACCAACATCAATGAAGTCAGCCGATTTCCCGTATAATGCAGTGAACATTGGCTTATTACGATTTAGTTCATACTCAGAATTATATACAAAATAACTTGATACCGAAACTCCAGCTGCAGAAATTTTCTGCATTACTGTTTTAGCGTGTCTTCTTGCTACATCCCCAAAGTAATTCAAATTTTGTTCCGACCAACATGGCTCGCCATCACTAATATTAATCAGAAATGAATCGCGATCTTTTGACGAGGATTCAATCATACTTAATACCGCGTCGTAACATATATGTTCTGCCGTGCCACCACTATCGGACAACCAACATAATTTTTCGGCAAATGCAGAGTTGAGGATGTCTTTTGTAGAATCATATACAATAAACATACACGGTAATTTTTTATTACTTTTTGATGGGCTCATGTACGTACCTCGTAATGTAATCATACATGTTACATCATCAATCATACTCGCTGCCTTTGCGGTAGCCACTGCCGTTTTGATTGCACTATAAAATTTCGTACCAGACATTGATCCAGAAGCATCAACAGATGTATGTATATGTCCGGGACGAGTTTGTTCAAACTTAGTTTGAGTGAACACGTGATCGTTATTGAATCCTAACTCAGATAACAATCTTTTATCGATGCGTCCCGAAGCTTGCCGAGTGGTAGTTAACGAGTGCGATTCCGTACGAGTTTTCAACCGGTTTCCTAACTGTTGTCCGATTTGTAAGCCTTGAATAATGTGAGGCCGCATCAGGTCCATATGATATTTGGATTGACTGATGTGACATCTAATTTCGGGCACTTTAACTGCCTGAGATAGTCCTTTAACAATCATACATTTAATATCTCTTACCTTGAATGAATTATCCGTAACTTTAACCGTTACTTCCTCAACAATGCCTTTCGCTAAGTTATCGAGTACTCGAGCGGCCTCTTTAGTAACTCGATTTTTACGAATGACCCCATCTAAAAAATCTTTTTGTTGTTTCATTGCATTACGAAGCTTAGCTTCGAGTTTATCATTCGAAGTGGAAGCTGGCGTACCTGACACAGTATTAGCGTCATCTTCCGAAGCTTCTTCTTGAGACTCTGAATTAAGAGGTGCTTGACCGTTCGTTTCATTTTCAGATTCTTCATTATCTTCCCCGATGTCATCACCTTCATTATCTTCCTCGATGTCATTGTCTTCATTGCCTTCAGACATTGTTGATTCTGTATCTGCATTTGAGGACAAGTCTAAATTGTCTTCATTTACATCACATTGCGATTTACTGTCGCTGACTGGAGGTGGTGTAAGTTCAGATACTTTAGGCTGTTCTTGAATTTCATCACAAATCAATTTTAATACTGCTACTGACAAGTCGACTACTTCTTTGGTTGAAGTTAAACGAGTAATCGAGGGCAAGTCAATCAATTGCATTATAGCTTCGAGCCCCGGCATAGCGCCAGGATTAAAATACTGATTCGTACAGTTAATCAACTGAAACTCGTAATTGTTGTAATTAGGTTCTACACATTGGTTTGACAGTAGTGCTTGGTCGATGACTTTGTCATTGAAGTATCGATTGTACATCGCTGTATAATACCCGGCATAGCCTGGTGCCGCTTCACATACTAAGCGATCGATGCGGCGATCTTCAATAACATTGACAATACGTTTAAGATTGAATGCATTGAACTCTTGCGGCAGATTAATCCCATATTGGCCAGAAAATAGTCGATGATCAGTGACTACGTTTGTTATATAATCGAAGTCGAAGTCAGTGTACAATATATGCGAAGCTTCGTGTAGCGCAAGACCAACCGTTGAATCTATATCTTTTAAAGATTTCGGAGCAGACAACACAATGGTCTTGCCATCGGTATAAGAGTCGCGACCTGTGGAGTACGTGGTTGGAACCGCTTTTTTAGCGATAATTCTCGTAAAATTTACAATCGCACGTTGCACTGATGCGAGTTGCGATATATCCATACTATCGACATCGGGATCCATCCAATAATCTGCATGGCGCAAAGGGGCTGACTTAGTCGGCTTCGGTGGTACTATTTTCTTGATTTTCATCTTCATTATCTAATATACATAAAGATAAGGCGCTTTTCTGAAAGATCCTAATCTTTCTGAAAACTTTTCGCATTGAGTATCAAGGAGTTATATAACCTATTGAGTATCAATGAAATAATTTTTCGGAGCTTGTACTTCCATACAACTGCGCGGAGCAGTACTACGTACTCAATACATATTATATATTAAATACTATATCAATATAATAACGAATATGTATTAAGTATATTTTATATAGCTCGACTCGATATGTATATATTATATATACAGTACGTATATTATATATAAAGTGACACGTAATATAATATATTATATAGAGCGACACGTATCAAGTATATATTATATATAGACACGTATATATAGACATGTATCAAGTATATTATATAGTATATATTATATTATAGAGCGTATCAAGTCTATACATCGGCACGTATATATTATATATAGCTCGACACGTATATATAGACTTGATATGTATATATTATATATAGCTCGACTCGATATGTATATATTATATATATAGAGCGACATCACGCAAGTCTGTATTACGGCCGGCACATGAAGTCTATATATATAAAAAACTGTGAACAGGCAGAAATATACGTGTCAGTCCCTTCCACCTCCTCAATACATCTACTATCTAGACTCTGAATGGCTTAACAATCTCGGATGAGAGCGTATATTTCCTATATTACTTTTAGTAATTCAACCATTCTGTACAAGTAACGTCTCGGAACTTCTAGTAAATTCAGTAAATCGAATTGATTTTGGTATATCGATGTACGTGCTGAAGTTGGTAGAAGATTACTGATACACTATATATTATCTAGATACTATGTCATTTTAATTGACTATATACATTGTTATATATAATAGTCGATTGAATATAATATACAGTAGAATGGGTACGTTGTTACGTACCCAGTCCCGGCAAATCTTAATAAATTATTTTGTTAAGCGTATATGTTTTCGAATATTCTTCTATCCAAAGAAAAGGGAATGAATTTCAAAGTCTCAGATTCTAAAGTCTCATTGAATGTATTTGCGGCAGTTACTGCAGCTGCAAATGCATTGTAAAAATAATACCCATCCAATGTAGTGTTACCGAATGCAGATAATTGAGGGACCTCCTCTTCTTCATCTTCAAACCCTATTTGAACTTTTAAATCAATTGTTTCAGCTACTGTTAATTCGCCACGTAATACTATATTACAGAAAAAACGATTAGGCCATGGGCCAGTCAATGTACTTTGAGCTTCTATTGCAGCAGCGAGTATATCTAAATCAGTCATATTATATGTTATTTATTATATATATCTAGTTAGTATAAATTATTTCTTGTTTCGTACCGGTACTATCTCACCCGTTTCTACATCTATGGTGGCAGACTTGTTTTTACCTAAAACATTTCCTACATGTATGAAATAGCAATTCAAACATAAAAACGATAAATTTTCCAATGCGAAGTTTTTAGGATTGCCATCTAAGTAATTTAAACGTAATGGAATTTCATAATCAAACTTTCTTCGTTCTTGAAATCCGCATTTCGAACAACGATCCTCTAAATAATTTTCTTCTACTAATCGCTCTCGTAATCGTTTAATAGGATAATTCGGATACTTGCCCGCAAATATGTCTTGCATTGTAGCGGGAACAAATTGCCATGGTTTCGGCTTTCGTTTTTCTTTTTGTGCTTTGGGAAGTATTAATCGATTTTTAAGCCCGCGCTGTTTATGCAATTCATATAAAGTAAGTTGAGTTTCTTCATCTATATATGACAATGCATATTTTTTCCATGTAGAAAATGAAATATGTAGCCAACGGGCTGCTTCATTGTTAGATGAAGTATTAGCCATTGCATATCTACATTGTGCTTCATTTAACTCATATCCTTTATATCGGGTTAACTCGGTAAAAGACATTATATTATAACTGAATTACGTGTAACTTAATCTTCGTTTTCGAAGAATCTTCGATATTTTTCTTTTTTATGTGGTTTTGCTGTAACCTTTTTTTCTTGAAACCGTCCATCGTAAAACCCAGCCTCAATCGCTGCGTCTCGTTGTCCTTTTTTTGGGTTTAGTTTTTTCTTTGCCATAACAAAATAATTATTGTTACATTGATTTTAATTTTAATTCTTTTCTTGTTTTAACATCTGCAATTTTATCAACTTTTTTAGCTTGGTCTGAAATTTTAATTCCTAACGTAGTTGCATTTTCTCCGGATATATCAACAACTAATACATCAGGTGCTGCTCCTGGCTTAATAGTAATTTTAGCAGGGTACTCTCGTTTAGTTTCCGGACGAGCAATATACTGTTCAATTTCTTTTTTAATTGCAGGAACTTTAGAAGATTTAATAACTATGCGCCGGAATGCATCTTCCATTATAATGTTGCGCACTTCTTCATTGATTAGTTTTTGTAATTCACTACGTTTCATTGTAAATATAATGTATCTTGTACTTTAAGAGTATCGATTATGTAAATTTTTTCTATTTTAACTTCTGTTGGTACGATAATAGTATCGTGTATTTGTTCAAAAATGGTATCTGTATTAATATATTGTACACTATCAGTTAAATACATTATATGTTCTTGCATATTATATGCTTTATTCATAGCTAACATATGTTTTCTCGATGTAGATATGATTGAAAATGACAGTAATAAAAATATACTTGCCATTGTTAAATATAACATTGTTCGATTCATATTAGTTTCGTGTACGTAATACTAAATCTCTTAATTCTTGCAATGCTTTTGTATTATTTTCTACAGTCGACTTCAACATTGATTGATCATTACGAATATATTCCGTAAGTTCTCGTTGAAGTTCATCTACACGTTGCTTTAACCTGTCTTCAGATGTAATTTGCCTCTTCAACAAATACCATAATGCAGCGCCTAGTCCAAGTGATACAATCCCTAATACACCGTATTGAGTTAGTACTTCAAAAATTCCGAAAGATACTGGTTCCATATTTTTTGAAAAATTAATTATCGCGTAAACAATCGCGTAACTGTTCTTCTAATTCGTCTACTTTTTCCTGTAAACGCTTGTTTTCATCAAGTACTTGTTTGAACATATACCAGGAAAACGATCCTAAGGCAAGAACAATAACTCCTAACGCACCATAATTTGTTAAAGATTCAAATACTGATAATTCTGGCATTTTTGATTGATTTAGTTACATATATAAATATGTAATTTGTTAAAAAATCAATAGTAATTTACAGTTAAATATAGTTTATTAATAGAATTATAATTCCAATAGCAAATGCAGCTATGATTGATACTGCTGTAATCAATTCTGAATTGTTCTTTTGTTTCAAACTTCTTCCTTGGCCGTCATGATTGACCGATCGGGCCGAAATAATCTTTTTCATTTTCTATGTCGTTAATTGGCGATACAAATGCAATCAAATCGTTATGCGATTGAGTTAAATTAGCAGTATGATTTGCTAATCGTATAATATCATCCCCATGAAATTTTTGCATGGATTCCAAACGGGATACATCCTTTCGAAGTTGTATTGTTTGCTGTTGACTTGTGTGTATGATTGACAATGTAATCAACAACAATAACAATAATATTAGTACAACAATACTTAATGTAATAATTATCATGAAGTTTCAATTATTCTTAAATATAAGAACATCAATTGAAATCTACAAAATTAATTTTAATCGTTCAAATGGACAACGTCCCGAACCCTATCATTTTAGAAAATGTACCCAACGTTTCTCCATTTGGCATTTCTGCTTTGAAGTCATCTCCTCGATTAACAATTCTAGCTCCTAATTGCATTGCTATAACTTTCCATTTTTCAAAACTTTCAAAACGTTGTTTACGTAATGGCCGTGACTGTTTTATTTGCTCGAATCCACCCGGTGCATTATAATACATTAATTCAGCTCCATACTCTTGCAAATGCATTTCAACTTCTTCTCGTATATATTTTCGTAGTGTACGTAAATTCATTTGTTATATAATTTTTGAAAGTAAATAGAGGCACCAAAAAAGACCGCCGCTAAACAATACAAGACGAAATTGGCGTACCAAACTCCCCCAGTCAGCTGTATTAGTTGATATTGAATTATGTCGAACCCAAACGGATTCAAGAACATTGCTATCATCAGGCAATACACTGCTAAGTTTTTCTGAAATGTTTTTCTCCAAGTTTCGATTTTGCCTCTCACCTTCTTTCATATTAAGCAATTAAAATTCATATCTTTTTCGCTGTTGCTTGATCATATTCATATATAATGTCATTTGCGTCTTATTCATCCCTAACGCGAGCACTATATCATTTAAAATGGAAGCAACGGCCACTTTAGATAAATTTGGCGACTTTTCTATAGCAGCAACTAAATTGTCGACTTGCTTTTTTATTGTAGAAGAATATTTAACTGAATCTAAATCGTAAATTTCATTCAATGAATTTGTAGTAGTAAATTCATTGTGAATTTCTTCATGTATTAATTTGAGTAATTCTTTTCGTTTCATATAAATATATATCAAAATATCTAAAAATTAATCCCATTCTTCGTTGACAGTTACTTGAGTATGACCGACTTTCTTACGAGGACGTCCTCTTCGTTTTTTCGGAGTATGGTATTCTGTTATAACTATATCAATCTGTCGTTTCAATACAGAACATTTTTCATACTCTTCAGTTTGAATAAAATATTCAATAGCTGTATTCAGTAACTGTATTCTTTGTTGAACAGTTAAGTCTTTAGGCCATTTGACATTTTCGCGAACAAGTGTTTCATATCCGCTGTGCATTACCTTATCAAAGAAATTGTTTAAATCTCGCATATCATTCATTGCTAAACATCCCATATCCAGGTCTAGGTGTACGCATAAATACTTTCATTAACTGGTCATTGGATTTTTTCAAAACGTCTCCGACAGTGAAAGTAGCACCTGTATTGTCGACTTTGTAAGTAATATTGCCTTCAGAATCTACATACATAACTTCTCCTGTAGATTTGTAATGTTTACAATCCGGATTGATGTTACGTACTCGATTACCCGGAACAATTTCATATGGTTTAGAAACTGCTAATAAATTTTGCTCTAAAGATAATGTAGGAGTAGCTACATTTTCAGTCTTTCTCCATCTACCCCCGGCAGCTTTGTATTTTTTAGCAGCCCACGCATTTGCATATGCGGACGGATAAACATCAAATTTCTTTTTGGCTTGTGATTTGTAATAAGACCATTTTCCTGGATCTGTTGGTACATTCTTTTCTAGAAATAATGTAAGTTGCTCAACTATCCTATTTAATTTTGATTCTGTTTTCACTTTTATAGGTTTTTGTCCTTTAGATTGCTCTCCGCCTTTTTTAGCATCACCGCCTTTTTTCTGTGCTGCTCGCTTACGTTTAACAAAAGCAGCTCGTCCCGCTTTTCCTAATTTACGAGCCTTTTCTTTAGATAAACAAGCTGAATATGCATCTCCTTCTTTAGCATCGCCACATTTACCTATTCGATTACCGGAAGTATTGTATCTATCCCAGCCACCGCCTCCTACACCACCTTTACCTCCTTTACCGAACCAATCTCTTAAATCTTCGTTAATCATTGTTGTTCCCTCCAAGTTACGACTTCGTCTAATTGTTGACGAGTCCAATATGAATAATAGTCAGTTTGTTTTAAAATTTTTGATTTTGTATTTAATTCAGACAGCCCTTGTATTAAAATCAAATAACAATCACTAAA